CAATCCACATGAAAAATGTACGTCCGGTTATTGGGCAAATATCTGGCCGCCATTGGTTACGAACAGCCTTGGTTTCGGATAATTCTTCAGCGTGTTGTTTTACTTCCTCAAGCTCAACACGCAGCTTCCCAACCGTAAGAGCAATTTCCTCGTTCTCTTGGTCGCGGCGTTTGATGTATTGCTGGTTTCTTTCCCGTTCATCCAGCAGTGCCATCACGGTAGCCGGATTGGCTGCGGCGATGAATTCAGCATTGGCCTGCTGTTCCATTTGGAAATCTTCATCGAAACCGCTTTCAGGATGTGCTCCTTCAATTCTGCAAATGGGAATATATCCAGCAGCCTCGCGATGAATTAGTGCATCATCACCATCAAATCGGTTCTCTCCATATTCGAGCGACCACTCACCACGCGTTGCTTTTTCTGCCTTTTCACGCAGTACCTGATAGTTAATCTCGCTCATTTTTCTCTTCGCTCCGGTATACAAGAATTACAACGTCACCTCTGCTAATTACGCGAGCTGGATCTCCTGGCTCCATGCTGTCAATCCCGAAGGCTTCGGAAAACGCATTCATTGCCTTCTGGCGTTGATCCTGCTTACGGCATTTATTCCATTTTTTCAGTAACAACAGCGATAGCCACCGCCCGGCGCAGAACATAATGTAAAAATAACCAAGAAGCGCCAGACCTGTGTTGAGGGCCGTATCGATCGTTATAGTGGTGTCTATGCTCACTTCACACCTCTCTGTTTGTTGATAAGTTCAATATCCTGCTGGCAACTTGCGCAAGCTCGGCATCCACGAACAGCCTGGCGTCGCCGCTCATCTATCGGATCGCCACACTCGCAACAATGAGTAGCAGATGGGGCATTACTATCGGATTTGTATTTTTGCAGGGAGAGATTGCGCTGCAATTCTTCGATTTCAGCGGCATTGTCGATGATATCTGCCATTTTCCTTTCCTTCAGGCATGAAAAAAGGAGCCGAAGCTCCTTTGGTTTTAGAATTCGAATTGCCTTGCCCGCAGGCTTTTCAGCATTGGTCTGGCCCGCTGGACAACGAAACTTGACTGGTCAAGCTGTGCCGCCTCCCGCAGTAGTGCTTCCTTGTTCTTCGTCACCATGTAGATAGTCTCAAACGCAATGTCATACAGCTTGTTCGTGTATGATGAGTTCAGCTCTTTCATGATCGGATACAGGTGTTTGCTGAGGTCCTGGGCTTTTTCCATCCAGAGTTGCATGTAGCAGAGGAGGATGATTTCCTCGGCTGTGAATTGCAGCTCAGTTTGTACTGGCTGAATGTTGCGAAGTTTCTTTTCGCACTCGATGAAGTAGCGGCGGATCTGGCGGCCTTTTTCGTTACGCTCAACCATCGCCGTTTCTTTGGCTGTGTCGAGGGTGAGGTGATAGTCTTTGCTACGGCGATCGCCTCCTCGACCTTTGATTTCCCGATTTGGGGAAACCAAAATATAGTCCTGATTTTCAACGAAACCATATTCAGCAATGCGTTCTGTAATCCAAGACGCAAAGCGTTTACCTACCCCAAGAAAAGTATGTAAATCACGGGCATTAACGAGAAGAGTGGTTTCGTTGGCGATAGTGCCGTTGAATACGGGGATGAGTTGACTAGTCATGATGACCTCCTTGTAAGTTTAGTTAGCTCAACCAGTTAGTAGCTGGTTGGTCGGGTGTCAACTGAGCCTTACAAGAAGCTCTGGGCATATTCCCCTTACGGGTATTGTATTACGCCTCTCCACCCGACCTTTGTACGGATGTGACTATGCCGCATTACGGGCATAAAAAAGCCGCAAAGCTATCGGGTGCGGATGACCGCTTGTAAGTTCAGTGCGGTCAGTATGCGATAGCTCTGGCGGATTTGTCAAATCGTGCAGTAACATCCTTTTCTTCCTTGCCATTTCTCAATGATGACAAAGGGTGGATTCGGATTGGTATTGGGACAAAAGTGAGACACACAAAGCTTTGCATCGGCTTACAAAGCTTTGCATGTTTTTCAATGTTGGGACGTGTGAGCGCAGAAATGACGGGCTATCTAATTGATTTTAAACGATACGTAACCAACTTTAAAATCTTTGCACGCCAGTTCGCAGGTTTTACAGCCAGTACAGCGGCTGGAATCGATAAAAAATCCATATTGTGTGGTCATGGGCTACTCCTTAACCTTTTCGATCTGGACAAGATTGCTGTGCGACGGGTTTCCCTTTGCCAGCGGTGAAGGGCGGTGAGAGGTCAGAATATTGATACTGCCGCCGTGATCGACCCGGTCACCAAACATATCCGCTTTAAGCCACGCACCTTGCCCGATGGCGGTAACGCCAGGCAGAATACGCGGAGTCACTTTTGCGGCAATCAGCATTTCTCCATTATTGTTAAATACCCGCACGGTATCGCCATGACGGATACCGCGTGCCTGAGCATCAATGGGGTTGATCCACACCTCTTGTGGGCAGGCCTGCTGTAACACATCAATATTGCCGTAGCTGGAGTGGGTACGCGCTTTGTAGTGGAAGCCCGTTAACTGCAGTGGATAGGTTTTCCGCAGGGGATCGTCCCAGCCATCAAAACCTGGGGTATACGCAGGAAGGGGATGAATAATTTCATCTTTTTTCAATTCCCAGGTATCTGCAATCTTCGCCAGTCGTTCAGAATAAATTTCGATTTTCCCCGAAGGTGTTTTCAACGGGTTTGCCTGTGGATCTTCACGGAATGCGCGGAAAGCGACGTAGTGTTCTTCCGGGCATTTTTTCTTAAAGATCCCGGTCGTTTTCATCTCCTCGTAGTCGGGCATCTCAGGGTTACGTTCCTTCGTTTTCGCATGGAGATATTTGATCCATTCATGCTGACTGCGACCTTCAGTAAAGGTTTGATAAACGTCTGGTCCTAAGCGTTTGGCGACTTCACTCAGCATCCAGTAGATGGGTTTGCGTTCAAATTTTGCTGAGGTTGCGGGTTGGGCGAGGATCACATAGCCCATATTCCCTGCAGATTCATGAGAGATAAGGTCTTCTTGCTCTGTTGGCATCAGGTCGGGCAACAGGATATCGCAATACTTAGCCGAGGCCGTCATGAAGTGGTCAATGCCAACAATCATCTCGCACTTGCTGTCATCCTGAAGCACCTCATGGGTGTGATTGATGTCGCCATGTTGATTGATCAATGTGTTACTGGCGTAGCACCATAAAAACTTGATGGGGACATCCAGTTTTTCTTTTCCACGAACACCATCACGGGTCGCGGTCATTTCCGTACCATGGTCGATGGCATCTGTCCATGTAAAGACGGAAATCTGCGTTTTAACAGGATTCTCAAGCATCGGGAACCATTCTACCCCCAGATCCCAGCTACCTTCGCGTACACCTGAGTTGCCGCCGTTTATGCCGACGTTACCGGTGAGAACGGAAAGCATGGCAATAGCGCGGGACGTTTGCTCGCCGTTGGAATGTCGTTGTGGCCCCCAACCCTGACAAATATAAGCAGGTTTTGCTGAACCGATCTCTCGTGCCAACTGGATAATTTTTTCTGCCGGGATGCTGGTGATTTTTGCTGCCCATTCCGGCGTTTTAGCTATGCCGTCAGGCCCTTAGCCCAGAATATAGGCTTTATAATGCGCGTTACGTGGTGCGTTGGCGGGCAGCGTTTTTTCATCGTAACCAACACAATATTTGTCGAGAAATGGCTGATCGACCATGTTTTCAGTAATCAGTACCCAGGCAATCGCACAGGCCAGTGCGCCATCGGTGCCAGGGCGAATGGGCAGCCATTCATCTTCACGCCCGGCAGCAGTGTCGTTATAACGTGGATCGATGACGATCATGCGTGCGTTTGAACGTTCGCGGGCTTGCTCGACGTAGTAAGTGACACCACCGCCGCTCATCCGCGTTTCTGCCGGGTTATTTCCGAACATAACGACCAGTTTCGTATTGGCGATATCATCCGGGCTGTTGCCATCATTGGCACCGAACATATAACTCATTGCGGCACTGATCTGTGCGGTACTGTAGCTGCCATAGCGACTGAGAAAACCACCGCAAGAGTTCATCAGACGGTACGGGACGTTTGAGTTGGTGATGTTTCCGCCATCTACGCCTGTTCCGTACAGGACATGTACAGCCTCATTGCCGTAATCTTTCAGGATCCGCCGAAGATTATCACTGATGGTATCCAGGGCTTCGTCCCAACTTATCCGTTCAAATTTACCTTCACCGCGCTTGCCGACGCGCTTCATGGGATATTTCAACCTATCAGGATGATTCATCCGTCGGCGGATAGAGCGCCCGCGTAAACACGCTCGAACCTGATGGTTACCGTAGACGTCGTCACCTGTCGTATCAGACTCCACCCAGTACACGGTGTCATCTTTCACATGCAAACGTAACAGACAGCGGCTCCCGCAGTTAACGGTGCAGGAACTCCAGACCGCTTTCTCTTCTACCGGAGCCTCTGCCGCCCGGACCATTTGGGAAAATGGCAGAGTGAAAGCACTGCTTGCCAGCGCAAGACTGCCAAGTGCGGAGGTTTTCATCAGACTTCTACGGCTGATTTCAGCCTTCATGAGCGCCTCTGTGGTATGGATTTTCATCATTACTCACTTATTGCTTTTCAAACAAAATGTCATGCCAGAATTTATGGTTGTCGTGGGTTATATTTTTTCGATCTCGACCAGATTAGTGTGCTGCGGGTTTCCCTTCGCCAGTGGTGAAGGGCGCAGAGTGGTTAGCGTATTCACACAGCCGCCATGGTCGATTTTATCGCCAGACATATTGGCCTCGTGCCAGGCTCCCTGGCCCATAGCGCTAACTCCAGGGAGAATACGTGGTGTTACTTTGGCTGGTAGCCGAACTTCGCCACGATGGTTAAACACCCGCACCATATCGCCGTTGGCAATCCCACGTTTCTGCGCATCTATAGGGTTGATCCACACCTCCTGACGGCAGGCAGCCTTCAGGAGATCAATATTGCCGTAGGTCGAGTGAGTACGGGATTTGTAATGGAAACCAAACAGTTGCAGTGGGAAGGTTCTACGTTCAGGGGAGTTCCAGCCTTCAAAGGTTGAGGCATAAACTGGCAATGGGCTTATCACTTCATCTTTTTCCAGTTCCCAGGTACGGGCAATTTCCGCCAGCCTGCTGGAATAAATTTCAATCTTACCGGAAGGCGTTTTAAGTGGATTTGCCTCGGGGTCGTCACGAAATGCTTTGTAGGCGACAAAATGGCCATTGGGATCTTTACGCTTATAGATACCCATTTTTTTCAGTTCGTCGTAAGACGGTAACGCCGGATCTTTGGCAAGCATTTTGGCGTACAGATGTTGTAACCATTGTTCCTGCGTGCGACCTTCTGTGAACTTTTGATAGACGTCAGGTCCAAGACGTTTCGCGACTTCACTCAGGATCCAGTAAATCGGTTTGCGTTCGAATTTTTCGCTGGTGACAGGCTGGAGGAAAATGAGATATCCCATGTTACCGGCGTAGTCGTTAGGAATAATATCTTCCTGCTCAACGGTCATCAGGTCTGGCAGCAGAATGTCGGCATATTTTGCCGATGAGGTCATAAAGTTTTCGATGATCACAATCATTTCGCATTTCGATTCGTCCTGCAGAATTTCATGCGTTTTGTTGATGTCAGAATGCTGATTAACGAGGGTATTTCCCGCGTAGTTCCAGATGAACTTAATGGGCACATCCAGTTTATCTTTGCCGCGGACGCCGTCGCGGATTGCCGTCATTTGCGGACCATGATCGATAGCATCCGTCCAGCTGAAGCAGGAGATTGACGTTTTGACCGGATTATCCAGCACCGGCAGGCGTTCTATGGTAATGGTATAGGTCGATTCACGCGCGCCACTATTTCCGCCGCTGATGCCGACATTGCCCGTCAAAATAGGTAACATAGCAATAGCGCGTGCAGTCAGTTCGCCGTTTGCCTGGCGTTGCGGCCCCCAGCCCTGGCAGATATAAGCGGGTTTTGCTGTGCCAATTTCACGCGCCAGTTTGATGATACGGTCTACCGGGATACCGGTAATTTGCGAAGCCCACTGCGGCGTTTTCGCTGTGTTATCATCACCTTCACCAAGAATATAGGCTTTATAGTGACCATTTTTGGGTGCATCTGCGGGTAAGGTTTTTTCGTCATAGCCGACGCAGTATTTATCGAGAAAAGGTTGATCAACGAGATTTTCGTTAATCAATACCCAGGCAATACCCGCAACCAGCGCGGCATCGGTGCCCGGGCGAATAGGGAGCCATTCATCTTCACGACCAGCAGCCGTATCGGTATATCGCGGATCGATAACAATCATTTTGGCGTTCGATTTCTCGCGCGCTTTTTCAAGAAGATAAGTGATGCCACCGCCGCTCATGCGGGTTTCTGCCGGGTTGTTACCAAACATCACGACCAGCTTGCTGTTTTCAATATCCGTGGTGCTGTTGCCATCATTACTGCCGTAGGTGTAGGGCATGGCACAGGAAATTTGCGCGGTGCTGTAGGAGCCATACTGATTGAGTGAACCGCCGTAGCAGTTCATCAGGCGTTTGACCGCCGAGGCTGATGGCGAAGAGCGGGTCATATTGCCGCCAACAATCCCCGAAGAGTACTGAATATATACAGCCTCATTGCCATATTGTTCGACGGTTTTTTTCAGGCTACTGGCGATAGTATCCAGGGCTTCATCCCAGCTAATCCGTTCGAATTTGCCTTCACCGCGTGTACCCACGCGTTTCATTGGGTAATTCAAGCGATCGGGATGATTAATACGCCGGCGGATGGAGCGACCGCGCAAACAGGCGCGTACCTGATGGTTGCCGTACTCATCGCTGCCGGTATTGTCAGTTTCCACCCAGGTCACTTCATTATCTTTAACATGTAGACGAAGTGCACAGCGGCTACCACAGTTGACGGAACAGGCACCCCAGATCACTTTTTCGCTGGCCTGTTGTACCGTTGCCGCTGCACTGCGCAGGGTGAACGGTAAAGAAAAACCGCCTGCAGCCAGCGCCAGAGAACCTATCGCGGTTGATTTAACGAGTGTTCTGCGGCTGATGCCCACCATTCGGTCATTTTTGGACATAACTCACTCCCTGTTCTTTATCGTTATATAAATGTTTATATATTGAATATTTAGCGCGCTAACAATAGAGGGAGTCTACCCATTTTGGGTTAAGAATTATTAATCCATATCAATAGAAGGGTATGAGTAATAAGGTGGGATTATGTTGTATGTTCAAATCGCCGGATGTGTCGTATCCGGCGTTCAGTCGATAATGTATTACTGCGGTTCGGCAGGCGCGCCATCCTGGGTAGACTGCGCGGGAGCAGAGACGTTACCGCTGGTGGTGCGGGTATAGAGAATTTTATGCGTATCATTAGCGCAATGGCCGACGACCTGGGAATCAGGCTGATCAACCTGGTCATTGGGTACAATACTTAACGTGAAGCTGCTTTCGGGTACGCCATTATTGATAATGCGCTGTGATATATCGCTCTGTATGCGCTCACAGGATCCCGGCGCGGCGAGTACCACGGGTGAGGCGAGGGCGAGCAGAAGCGCGGCACAGCAGGTTGAGAGTTTCATCATAAGCTCCTTACGCGAAGATAACTTCTTTAAGCATAGCATTAGTACTGTATTTGCTACTATGATTGAGAATCATCTCTACTCTCTGGTGACTGTTGTGAAATACAAATTACTACCATGCTTACTCGCGATATTCCTCACAGGATGTGACCGCACAGAGGTAACACTTTCATTTACCCCTGAGATGGCCAGTTTCTCTAATGAATTCGATTTTGATCCGCTGCGTGGTCCGGTAAAAGATTTCACTCAGACATTAATGGATGAGCAAGGTGAAGTGACGAAACGTGTTTCTGGGACTTTGTCGGAAGAAGGCTGTTTTGATTCACTCGAATTACTGGATCTGGAAAATAATACCGTGGTCGCTCTGGTACTGGACGCCAATTATTACCGTGATGCCGAGACGCTGGAGAAGAGAGTACGTTTACAGGGAAAATGCCAGCTAGCAGAATTACCTTCTGCCGGGGTGAGTTGGGAAACCGATGATAATGGCTTCGTGATTAAAGCCAGCAGCAAACAAATGCAGATGGAATATCGCTATGATGATCAGGGTTATCCGCTGGGTAAAACCACGAAAAGTAACGACAAAACATTATCTGTCAGCGCCACGCCATCAACGGATCCGATCAAAAAATTAGATTACACAGCGGTTACTTTACTGAATAATCAACGGGTTGGTAATGTAAAACAGAGCTGTGAATATGACAGTCACGCTAATCCGGTGGACTGTCAGCTAATCATTGTTGATGAAGGAGTAAAACCCGCCGTCGAACGGGTTTACACCATCAAAAATACGATCGATTATTATTAATGCTATTGTGCGGTCGGCTTCAGGAGAGTCTGACCCGGTGTTTTGTGCTCTGCCAGATACTGATGCTGGAATATACACATGCGAATGGCATTACGATATTGACCATTAATAAAGAACTCGTGCATCAATTCACCTTCAACCGAAAAGCCAAGCTTGCGGTAAATGTGAATCGCTTTTTCATTCTCTTTATCAACGATCAGATACAGCTTATAGAGATTGAGAACGGTAAAGCCATAGTCCATTGCTAATTTGGCGGCACGGGTTGCCAGACCTTTCCCCTGATACTCCGGGGAGATAATTATCTGAAATTCTGCGCGGCGATGAACATGGTTAATTTCCACCAGCTCCACCAGACCGGCTTTTTCGCCGTCACATTCCACCACAAAGCGCCGTTCGCTCTGATCGTGAATATGCTTATCATACAGATCAGAGAGTTCAACAAAGGCTTCGTAGGGTTCCTCAAACCAGTAACGCATCACACTGGCGTTGTTGTCGAGTTGATGTACATAGCGTAAATCTTCACGCTCCAGCGGGCGTAGCTTAACACTGTGGGCGCTTGGCATAACGTGTCCTTACATTCCTTAAATCAATAACAGGTTAGGGGGTAATAACGCGGCCAGTTCGACGGTCCAGGCAGCGCAAAGTATTGGGCTCCCAGTAGGCATTGATGTTGGCGCTTTGCTCACATTTATCGCGGTTATCAAAAGCGGCGTCGGCTTTATCCCACTCTTTTTCAGTGCGTTTATTCACTTTCTGGCGCAGATTGCGCGTGTCATTCCATTGCTCTTTTTCCATAGCGGCGTGCTGGCGGCTTTGTGCACTGTCGCCAGACTCAATCACCAGTTTGTTAGTTTCGGCATGAACAGTTGTGCTCAATGCCAGTGCGCAAGGCAGCAGAATAGCGAGCAGGCCGATTCGTTTGCTGAGAGTGATTTTCATAATTCATTCCCTGTATGAATGATTAAAGGTGATTCTACACCATCCACTGCGGACGCAAAACGTACCAGGAGGGTGTTTATATTGATGATATTATGTCGCCCTATAACTATACATGATGTCAATAAGAGACAAAGATGATTAAAACAACGTTACTATTTTTTGCTACTGCGCTGTGTGAAATTATTGGATGCTTTCTGCCCTGGTTGTGGTTAAAACGAAACGCCAGTATCTGGCTGTTGCTTCCGGCGGGGATTTCACTGGCGCTGTTTGTCTGGTTGTTAACGTTGCATCCAGCGGCGAGTGGGCGTGTTTACGCGGCTTATGGTGGCGTTTATGTCTGCACGGCGTTGATGTGGCTGCGCGTTGTGGATGGCGTGAAACTGACTCTTTATGACTGGACGGGTGCGTTGATTGCGCTTTACGGCATGTTGATCATTGTTGCGGGCTGGGGGCGCACGTAGGAACATAAATCCATTTTATCAATAAGATAAGAGGAAGTGTCAGCTGACAAAAGGTATTCTATTTCATCTTTTGTCAACCATTCACAGCGCAAATATACGCCTTTTTTTGTGATCACTCCGGCTTTTTTCGATCTTTATACTTGTATGGTAGTAGCTCAGTTGCGTAGATTTCATGCATCACGACAAGCGATGCAAGGAATCGAACATGAAGATCGTAAAGGCTGAAGTTTTTGTTACCTGTCCGGGGCGTAATTTCGTCACATTAAAAATCACCACTGAGGACGGTATTACGGGCCTTGGGGATGCCACCCTCAATGGACGTGAGCTTTCCGTGGCCTCTTATTTGCAGGATCACCTTTGTCCGCAGCTTATTGGTCGCGATGCGCACCGTATCGAAGATATCTGGCAGTTTTTCTATAAAGGTGCTTACTGGCGTCGCGGTCCGGTTACGATGTCGGCCATTTCAGCGGTTGATATGGCGCTGTGGGATATTAAAGCCAAAGCTGCCAACATGCCGCTTTACCAGTTACTCGGCGGCGCGTCTCGTGAAGGGGTGATGGTTTATTGCCATACCACCGGTCACAGTATTGATGAAGCTCTGGATGATTATGCCCGTCATCAGGAGCTGGGATTCAAAGCCATCCGCGTGCAGTGCGGAATCCCTGGTATGAAAACCACCTACGGCATGTCGAAAGGTAAAGGTCTGGCTTATGAACCCGCAACCAAAGGACAGTGGCCGGAAGAGCAGCTGTGGTCGACGGAGAAATACCTCGATTTCATGCCGAAATTGTTTGACGCGGTACGTAACAAGTTTGGTTTTAATGAACATTTGCTGCATGACATGCACCATCGCTTAACGCCTATTGAAGCGGCGCGCTTTGGTAAAAGCATTGAAGATTATCGCATGTTCTGGATGGAAGACCCGACGCCTGCGGAAAACCAGGAATGCTTCCGTCTCATTCGCCAACATACCGTCACACCCATCGCAGTGGGTGAAGTCTTCAACAGCATCTGGGACTGCAAACAACTGATTGAAGAGCAACTCATCGATTATATCCGCACCACGCTGACCCATGCAGGCGGAATTACCGGTATGCGCCGGATTGCCGATTTTGCTTCGCTGTATCAGGTACGTACTGGCTCACACGGTCCTTCCGATTTGTCACCAGTCTGCATGGCTGCGGCGCTGCACTTTGATCTGTGGGTCCCCAATTTCGGTGTCCAGGAGTACATGGGTTATTCCGAACAAATGCTCGAAGTCTTCCCGCACAACTGGACTTTCGATAACGGCTATATGCATCCGGGAGACAAACCGGGTCTTGGCATCGAATTCGATGAAAAGCTGGCGGCGAAATATCCCTATGAACCTGCTTATCTGCCAGTCGCACGTCTGGAAGATGGCACGCTGTGGAACTGGTAAGGAGTAAGGTAATGAAAAGCATTTTAATTGAAAAACCGAATCAACTGTCGATTATCGAACGTGAAATACCCACCCCGTCAGCGGGTGAAGTACGAGTAAAAGTGAAACTTGCCGGAATTTGTGGTTCAGATAGCCATATTTACCGTGGGCATAATCCTTTTGCGAAATATCCGCGCGTCATTGGTCATGAATTCTTTGGCGTCATTGATGCGGTGGGTGAAGGTGTGGAAAGCGCCAGAGTCGGTGAACGCGTTGCTGTCGATCCGGTGGTCAGCTGTGGGCATTGCTATCCGTGCTCTATAGGTAAGCCGAACGTTTGTACGACACTTGCTGTATTAGGTGTGCACGCTGACGGTGGTTTCAGTGAATATGCCGTGGTTCCGGCAAAAAATGCGTGGAAAATTCCTGAAGCAGTGGCCGATCAATATGCGGTGATGATCGAACCTTTTACCATTGCGGCTAACGTTACCGGTCATGGTCAACCGACTGAAAATGATACCGTTCTGGTTTATGGTGCCGGTCCAATCGGCCTGACGATCGTTCAGGTATTAAAAGGCGTCTATAACGTTAAAAATGTGATTGTTGCCGATCGCATTGATGAACGACTGGAAAAAGCGAAAGAGAGCGGGGGCAGACTGGGCGATTAATAACAGCCAGACACCGCTTGGCGAGATTTTCGCTGAAAAAGGCATCAAGCCGACATTAATTATCGATGCGGCTTGTCATCCTTCTATCCTGAAAGAGGCCGTAACGCTGGCTTCTCCTGCGGCACGTATTGTATTGATGGGCTTCTCCAGTGAACCGTCTGAAGTGATTCAGCAAGGAATTACCGGAAAAGAACTCTCTATTTTCTCTTCACGCTTAAATGCAAATAAATTTCCGGTTGTTATCGACTGGTTAAGTAAAGGGTTAATTAAACCAGAAAAATTAATTACCCATACGTTTGATTTCCAGCATGTTGCTGATGCCATTAGTTTATTTGAACAGGATCAAAAACATTGCTGCAAAGTCTTACTCACTTTTTCTGAATAATACCAATAACGGCGAGTAAGTAGTACGCATCTTACCTCTTTTTTAGAGATAACCATTATGACAATAGAAAAACATGAAAGAAGCACTAAGGATTTGGTGAAAGCAGCAGTATCGGGATGGCTGGGCACTGCGCTTGAATTTATGGATTTCAAGAGTCATGCGTGTTAACTATTTGATAAATATTAAATTAATTTTTCATTGCTTCGTTATGGGGCATGGTTGGGGCAAACTCGCTTAACTGTGTATTTAACAAAGCTACCTGTGCATTATTGTTTTCAGACATCCATTTTCCGTATACCTGAAATACCATTTGCGCATCTGCATGGCCCATCTGGTTTGCTATAAATGCCGGGTTAGCACCAGCTGTCAGCGACCAGCAGGCATAAGTATGTCTCGACTGATATGATTTTCGATGGCGGAGTCCGGCACGTTTTATCGCTGCGTCCCACATCTGCCTTATTGAGTCAACGGTAAAATGGTCACCATAATTTTTTACTCTCGCTGACACTTCAGGTTGAAAAACAAAGGTGCATTTTTGTTTTTCTGTTCTGCCATACTCTCTGAGGTGAACATCAATGATATGCTCTTTGCTCAGTCTCGTTAATGTCATCTGACTCCGGAGAGCGTCGATTGCTGGCTTAATAAGATGAATGACCCGATTGGTTCCCGCCTGTGTTTTTGGTACCGTGAAACGGTCTTTTGCTAAATTTCTCCTGATCATCATTGTTCCATTTTTCAGATCTATGTCCTCCCATCCAAGTGCACACAGCTCACCAGGGCGAACGCCAGTATAAACAGAAACACACCATAAATTTTTTGCTTGCTGATTTCTGCACGCATCGATAAGACGGATAAATTCTTCCCGCGAAAGAGGATCCGGAATGGTTCTTGATTCCTTTAATGGCGAGATCCCCTTAAACGGATTATCTGCCAGGTAACCGTTATCAACACCAAACTGGAACACGGCGTTAAGATTTGTCATGTAATTATTTACAGTTACAGCCGATCTCCCTGGTTGTGTAACAATATAGTTACTTTTGGGGATCTGGTATCCAGTCAGTAACTCTTTACGAACCTCCAGTAATTTTTCTTTATTAATCGATGAGGCAAGATTTTTTTCACCGATTATGCTCAGGATATTTTTGATGACGGCACGGTATGTGTTGAGTGATGTTTTGGCGACTTCAGTTTCTTTCAGTGCCAGAAATTTTTCAGCCAGTTCTTTTATGGTTAAATCTTGTCGGGCCTCACCAAATTTTTCCAGATTGCGTGAGGAGGGAAACTGTTTTGCATAGTCGAAAACACCAGTTTTTATTGCGTAACAAACAGAGGAGCGTAGTTCACCTGCAACGCGCCTGTTTTTTGCTGTGTCAGGAACCCCCAGATTTTCCCTGACTCTTACGCCTTTATAAACAAACCAGATACGTAATTTCCCTCCATGGTTTTCCACGCCTGTCGGATATTTCATTTCAACTTCTCTCATTAGTTAGTGTGGCTTTTAGTCAAGTAAGATGACGTCTTGGTCTCGCTGATGCCTGGCGCTCAATCCAGCGATCAATTTCTTCCAGGTTGTAAAAGCATGGACTGTTATCCCATGGCATACCGTCATGAGCGACATGCTTATATTCCCTTCCTTCCATAAACGATTTTTCCCGGGCCTTTTTTAACGTACCTTTTTTTATTCCTTTCAGCGCAATTAACTGCTCTTCGGATACCCATTTGCCGGGAGAGACAATCATGATTACTTCGCTCATCGATTTCTTTATCTCTTACATCAGACGAGCGCCGGTTGCAGAATACCAGTCACAACCGGCGACAGTTGAACATTAAGAATCAGCCTGACTCGGGATCAGTTTTTGCCAGATAACTGAAACGTATTTTGCCTGGTAACGGGCGTCATCAAGTGCATTATGGCGCTCACCTTCGAATGGAATAGCCGTTCTGGCATCGAAGTCTATGGCTTTCCCCAGCTCAACGATTGTGCGTACATCGCGATCGTTGTAGTAACGCCACGGGCAGGGGATCCCCTGCCGTTCGTATGAACGGCGCAAAATCGTGTTGTCGAAGTTGGCTCCATTTCCCCAAACCTGAACAAAAAATTCACCGGAGTTTTCGTCGATAAATTCCCGCAATTGTAACAGTGCATCATCTAACGGGATTTCATCGGTCATAATGGCAGATTGCGCTTCGCGTGATTGCTTAAGCCACCATTTAATGGTGTCCCGATCAATGACTCCGCCAGCAGTTTCCAGATCGATAGTCTTACTAAATTCCGGTCCCATATCTCCGGTTTGCGGATCGAAAAATATTGCACCTATTGAGATGATCGGGGCATCAGGATTTTTTCCTATGGTTTCAAGGTCGATCATTAGATGGTCACACGCCCTGCTGGTGGATGTGATTTCGTGATGACCGTTCACCTTAATTGGGTGATCTGCCGTCTCGCCAGTTTCATTATCGCTATTGTGATGCTGATTGCCGCCAGTGTTCTCCTTGTGTGGATGTTCAGCGCCTTGCATTTCCTCCGGATCATCTTCCTGAACTTCAACCTGATACTCTTCATCGAATGTTTCCTGGTATGTTGCGTCGCCCATCACCGCGCCACAATCAGGGCAGTTGCCGCCGCCGGTCTGACCGCAGGCGGTGCAGACTTTTTCCACTTCCTGTTGCGCTACTGGTTCAGGCTGTTTCGTTACTGGCTCGTTTTGTAACGCATTTGGACTGTTTTGTTCCGCTTTTTGGTAGTTCCGTTCCGATTCATGCTGGTTCTGGTTCACAGAATCGCGGGTCTGGATCCCCTTAACCCATTTCGGATCATTCGGGTCACTAATCCCTTCAACAAATTCACCACGTGATGCAGCAAGCAACTTATCAGCGTCAGGCTGGCTGATATTGGCTGCCTGCATAATTTTGTTTACTTCGTCAGCGGTAACTTTTATCGGCTCTGGTTGTTCTGAATCTTCAGCGGTATCTACATTTTGCGGTAAGCCCGTGTATGTGCCATTTTTTCGGGCAAAATATTCTTCTTTTGTGATTTCAGTGGCGCCAGCAGCCAGTGCCTTATCCAGACCAGAAAGTTTGTTTGCGCGACCGTATTTTTCTCCGTCCTTATCTGCGAAGAGGAAATAGAACGGCCCCTCACGCTCTACAGATGGTTCAGCTTCCGGCGCGGTTTCATTTTTTGGGATATCAGATACCTCAGTTTCCACTGCATCAGTTTGTGTTTCTGATGACTGGAGAACATCAACAGTGCCCAGGTCTGTTTCTTCATTCTCAAACACGCCCTTTGTCGTCAGGTATTCGCAGATATATTTGTTCAGTGCTACGGGATCTTTGTGAATGTCGATCGGACGCTCACGGACAAGGCCAAAAATAGTCTGGCGGTCGTAGCGAAGGGCATCAGGCTGTTTGCGCATTGATGCCGAGATACGCTTCCAGTCTTCGCGGTCGTTGTCGATAACTTCTTTTTTTGCCCAGCGATGGATGCTGCCGTCAATGTTTCCGGCATCCACATCACCAGGCCAGAGAGCGTAGGCCAGTTCGTCATCCAGTGTTTTCCATGTCTGCTTGTATTCGCGATGAATGGCAGCAA